CGCACACGCACGGAATCTGATTGGTATCATATCGCAGACATCTCAATCGCCGACGGCTAATATACATAACAACTAGAGGTCGGATCAACTGAAGATGGCAGCACCATCGGAAGAAGATTACGACCTCTCGCTGTTATGTATGAAACATTTCGCATAAACATTAAAGTAAAACTTGAACATTAATATGATATGTGCCTATATACCAAATACATACTTAACAAAAAATATTTGCCGACAAGGAAAAATAGATATAATCCACCAGCATGCCATGATGAAAGGCTGAGATATGTACCGATAAAGTGCGGAAAGTGTATGGAGTGTCGAAAGCAGAAAAAAAGAGAATGGTATATACGACTGTCCGAAGAATTAAAAAAACACAAAGGAGCACTATTTCTGACTCTGACATTCAATCAAGATATGTATGAAGAAGTGCGCAGAACCGTGAAGGCAGGACTGAAGCCAACCAATGAAGAGGAAAATGAGATGTGCCGTTATGCGATAAGACATTGGCTGGAACTAATACGGAAAAAAACGGGAAAATCCGTAAAACACTGGGTAATCACCGAGAAAGGTGAAGACTACAACCGCATACACATGCACGGTATAGTATGGTGCAGCAAGAATGACGTAGACGCATGGCGCTACGGATATACCTACATAGGAGATTATGTCAACGGTAAGACAATAAACTACGTCACCAAATACATGTTAAAGATAAATGAAAACTGTCCTGAATTCGAAGGAAAAGTGTTCTGTAGTCAAGGTATTGGCCGAGGTTACGAGAAAAGCGTTAATGCAAAACGAAACAGATATCAGGAGGAACGTACTATTGAAACCTACAAGGCAGAGAACGGCAGAGAATTACCAATGCCAAAATATTACCATGATAAGCTGTATTCAGAAGAGGAACGAGAAAAGTTGTGGGTAATCAAACAAGAAAGAGGCTACAGATATATAGGAGGCGAAAAGTGCAGCACAGAAGACCTCGAAGAATGGGACAACTTAACAAGATACTATCAGAGACGGGGTGTAGAAGTATTCGGAGACAGGCCAGACGAGTGGGAGAAAGATAAACAGCGAAAGCGCTTGGAACGTATGAGTATCGCCAGACGTCGGATGCGGGGTGTTGATAACCCATAAAAACTGTTGATAAGTGAACAAAATCGGTTGAAAAGTCTGTTAATAAATTGTTGATAACTTGAAGGATGAAAATTTGGAAATGTCAGAAAAATATATACAGAAAATAGTTATGAACAATGCAAATTAATAAATGAAAAGTTATTAACAAAGTTATGAACAGGATAAATGATTGAAAATGAATAAATTAACACAGTTATGAACAGTTTCAACAGGCTATTATATACATATATACTTATTCTATATAGAAATATTATTTGATTATAATAGAAAACTTGAAAATTTTACGGATAGGGAAAAAAAAATTATATTTGCAGTAACACTGATAAAAAATACAGATATGAAAGGAATATTAAAAATAGAAAAAAGAAATTACAGAATTACGATTATCTTAAAAGACCAAGTGGTAATACAAAAGTTCTGCAGAGAAGACATAGCCAAGAAGACAGTGGCCAGCATGAAAGAATTATTCCCGAGACTATTCGTGGGCGGTGCCGTAGAAGAGAAGAAAGAGAGATGGGAGGTAATCTGGACAATAGATGCAATCAAATAAAGATATGAAAGAAATAACAAAATTATTCATCATATTAGAAATTCAATTCGTAAACGAAACAACAGGACAGGTGGTAAACCTAACTACCACCTGTGGAAGCTACAGGGAGTTAGGAAATTATCTAACAGCAATGGAAAAAAAATCATGGAGAATGTTAAAAGTGAAAAGGAAAGAAAACTGATTAAGCTACTAGTAGTAGCATGGATATTAGCAGCGACACTTGGAGGATGCGTGATAAGTCTCAACATTCAGAAGAACAATCAGAACAGCACACAATCTGTACAGCAGGAAAATGAAGCAACTCAGAAAAACGACAGTACTAATTTTAAAATGAATCTAGATAATGGAAAATGAAGAAAAAAATTACAACGAAATCTACAAGGGAATCACAAGACTTGTGAAGACAAAGAAAAATGATGAAGATGCATGGTTTGCCGTAATTGGCAACACAATCGTTTCACGAGGAACATATAAAACTAAAGAAGACTGTATAAAAGACCTAGAAACACCGGATTATGAACAATATTGTAAGATTGCTCTAGCTATTACTACAGCACTTAAAGATTATAAACCGAAAAAAGTAGAAGAAGTATGAAAGTAAACATCGGAAAAAACACACTGGGTGACAACGACAAATTATCCGTAGAATTAAAAGAATACGGGCGGAGCACTCATGACATGTCTTATGCATGGCGATCACCTATGGGGGTAGGTACACTTGTACCGTTCATGAAGATACTGGCTTTACCAGGAGACACATTTGATATTGACTTAGACACAAAAGTACTGACACATCCAACAGTAGGACCACTGTTCGGACAATTTAAGATGCAATTAGACGTATTCACATGTCCATTAAGATTATACCAAGCTCAATTACATAACAATGCACTGAATATCGGGCTGGATATGAAAAAAGTGAAGCTACCAAAATTCGCACAAAATTACAAGACAAAAGAGGGAGTAAGCATACAAGAATCAAAAAAATCAGGAAAAGGAAGTCTGGCAGAGTACCTGGGGCTGAGATATGAACCTCTGGCAAGAACCGCGGTAGGGAATGTCAATGCAATACCTTACTTTGCGTATTACGACGTGTTCAAAAATTACTATGCGAACAAGCAAGAAGAGTACTTTATGGTGATGGGAGGAGGAAGGATAGTGACGAGAGGAACTATTACTACAGAAAATACAACATTATATAAGTCAGAAAGCGGAGGAACGTATATCAATAGAAAAAATGCACAAGGAGAATCAGCCGGATTACCCGTTACATTCACAATAACTAAAGAATTATGGGAGACAGCAAAAAAAGATAATACAATAACACTATATTATGACGAAGACAGCGTAACCAATATATCAATAACAATTAATGCAATTCTGTCATATGTGGAAAAAGAGGAAGAAATCGAAGGTAATGTAAAAGTTACATGCAGGAACCGAACAAAATTAGTGTTTGCAGATAAAGAAGTATTAACAGGACCACACACACTAGCAGGGAAAAAATGGGATGCATCACAAGGAGTATGGGTACCAAACTACACAAGCTCGTACAAACTAGAGGAAATCGACAACTTAAGAGAATATATCCTGAAACAAGGTAAAAAAGAGATATTAATAGAATCGACTTCAAAAGAAGAATGGCTAGGTACATCATTCATTAAGGACGTACTGGTAGGAACAGCAGGACCAGGAAGTAATGAACCGAAAGAAAAAATGCCAATTATTCAGATGGAAATGGGCGGACTATGCCTGAAGACACTGCAGAGCGACATCTTTAACAACTGGGTGAACAAAGAGTGGGTAGACGGAGACAACGGAATCAAAGCGATAACTGACGTGGCAATTACGGACGGGAAACTGAATCTGGACAGTCTGAACATTGCACAGAAAGTATACAATATGCTGAACCGAATTGCGGTATCAGGAGGAAGTTACAAGGACTGGATTGAAACAGTATATACTACAGACTATTACTTCAGAGCAGAGACACCAGTATACGAGGGTGGTATGTCAACTATAATTGACTTCGAGGCAGTAGTAAGTAATTCAGCAAGTACAGCAAGCGGTGTAGAAGAGCCGTTGGGAAGCCTAGCTGGACGTGGATACAATGGTCAAAAAAAAGGCGGAAAGGTTGAAATAAAGGTCAATGAACCTTGCTATATCATGGGTATTGCGAGCATTACGCCACTAGTAGACTACTCTCAGGGAAATGACTGGGACAACTGGCTGGAAACAATGGATGACTTGCATAAACCACAGCTGGACGGTATCGGTTATCAGGATCTAATGGAGAATAAGATGCACGGATTAGCAAAGACGACACTAGCTATAGGAAAGCAGCCTGCATGGCTGGACTACATGACCAACTTCAATAAAACATATGCAGACTTCGCAGCAGGTGAACAGGAAAGCTATATGGTATTGAACCGAATCTACAATGTGAACGACAACGGAGAGATACAGAATGCAACGACATATATCAACCCGAAAGACTACACCTATATCTTTGCAACGAACACAGAGACAAACAGAGACTTCTGGGTGCAGATTGGTTGCGGAGTAACCGCGAGACGAGTAATGAGCGCAGCTCAGATTCCATTAATGTAACAACTAAGAATATGGGAAAACCAAAAGTAATAAAAGAAAGCCATCACGTAGGATTCTACGTAATGGAAGCCTATGAAGGCAAAACAATAGAGCAGAGATGTCGGGAAATGGTAGAGACGGGTGAGCCAATCAAAGACCAGTCACCATTAATATATACACCAAAAGAAAAAGGAGTAAGGCCTGAATACAATGTGCGTACAGACAAATGGGCAATTGCTCAGGAAGCTATGAATGCGATAAATAAGGAAAAGATTGCCAAGGGGCAACAACCTCCTAATGAGGGCAAGAAAGAAGAAACGCCTAAGGGCGCGCCTGAACCAAGTCAGGCTGGGCTACCGAGCTGACACTC